CTCCCTAAGGAGCTCCTTCCTTTTATCGTGAAGTTGTTTCACGAGAGTGTAGCTATGCTACGCTTTTCCTCAATTGACTGGAGTATTTCAGTGTTAAAACCAATCGAAGATAACAAAGCTGAAAAGCAAGCTTATCCAAGATGGACAAGTATTGCAATCCAGCTGATCAAGGCTCTGATGACTGCGCTGTTTTTATGGCGAAGGAATCGGAAACTTTGATCACGTTTATAGGGGGGCCGTAAAACCACCCCCCTATTTTCTAAGATTGGATCTTTAACACGTTCTCCAGTACTAAGAAAGGAGTATACAGATGCCTTCTCTTGATAGGTCCGCGTATAGTAACCAGTTATCTGGTGTCTGGCGTGGAAACGCCTGTACACCGGATTATGGTCATATATATGCGAACTTCCAAGATGAGCGTCAGTATATCGTCTGGAATGACTCCCAGCATCGTCCTAAGCCACAAGGTAAATTCGCTTTGATTTCTAATCAAACGGCTTTACCGCAACAAAGACATGATGTGTTTAAAGATGCACTGGTGAACTTTCGCCAGTACTCTTATGACTCAGAATGTCCCGTCGGTAGTACTCCACCCACGTATGCACGCAATTATTACTGGTCGAGGCAAAGCTTCAACTGGAATTATTGGATGTTAACGTGGCCGAGTACCGCCGGAGATTGGGCCTTGAAAATGAGGCTCAAAATCCGCGACGAATCTGTGAACTTAGGGCAGTCGTTAGTCGAGTATCGTGAAACCGCTAAAATGTTTAGAGGTTTCGCACGCGCGGCGCACGATGGTTGGAAGCTAATGCATGGGCGTTTGCCCAAGCGACAGCGACCTTCCGTTACTCCCTGTACTGTAGGTAGTGCATATCTTATGAACTCCTATGGTATACAACCCCTAGCCGCAGATCTCTTCGACTCTTACGAGGCGTTGAGAAATCGGCTAGATCTCCCCATCATCAAAAGGTTCCATGCTCGATCACAGGAAACTGTGAAAGGGTCTGGTACTTATGGTGCTGTGGAGTGGGATCAGCAGGGTACTGTTTCTGATGATGCAACCGCTTGGGTTCGCTTTAATCCCCATGCCAGTATATTCGGCATAGGGAATCCAGCCGAACTAGCTTGGGAGATAATCCCATTCTCGTTCGTGGTGGATTGGGCGATACCCATTGGTTCAACATTAGCTGCACTAGACGCTCTTAAAGGCGTCACAAGTGTAGCAGGAACAGTGACACGGAAATACGATTGGAAGTGCCGGTATGTAGGGTTGTACAGTGACACCGAAGGTGAAACTGTACGGTCATACAGACCCGGCATGTGGAATGGGAAAATGCATAAGCGTGATCTCATTACCACAATTCCAATGCCGCGAGTACCAACGTGGAAACCAAGCACTTCATACAAAGCTGTATTGAATGGCTTGGCTCTACTTACGGTACTTAACAAAAGATGCAGATGACTTTTTACATTTGCCACCACAGGGGTGTTTCCCTGGACACAACTACTGGAGCATATTACTATGCCAGCAGCAGCTAACATTTCTTTAAATGATAGCACCCCCGCAGCTCATACTTTTGAGCCGCAGTCAATTCTACCTGAACGAAGCGTACTGGTTGATCGTGATTCCACGACTTCCGGCGGCTTCAAAACACTTCAGGCAGGATTGTCTCCCGCACGGCCTAGCCGTCCTACGAATCGGGTAAACCTTCGCCTGTCTATGCCTACGGAGCAAACGGTTGATACCGTCACTTCTGTGGCATATACTGCAAGGTGCAACATTGATGTTGTACTTCCCGAGGAGATGACTACCACTGAACGCGCACATTTCGCAGCATTCGTAAAGAATATGCTTGCGGATAGCGTGATCAATGGGTATATCGAAGATCTGGATCCTATGTACTAGGAGGTACTTTATGTACCACCATCGTATATTGGATAAGGATATCGTTATTTTATCATCTCTATTACGCGCTTTTGGCGCTGTAATAATCATAGGAGATTTGCTATGTCTTCAAGTCTTACTGTTGACATTAGCTGTAGTCTTAAGCTAGAGCTTGAAATTGCACAGCGTCTGTGCGAGATCATTGATTCCCCACGGTCTTTAACTGTTAGTCTTCTCTTAAAATACGGAGAATACGAGCAGTATTTGGACTTAAACGTTGAACCAAGTTGTTACGAGGACGTCGGCAATTTCGCCGACGACTACCTCGTCACTGAAGTTCTTCGCAAGAGTCCAAATTTACCTTTGGGGATAGATCGCGCTTCAGTCGCCCTTCAGAGCTTTAAAAACTCTGAGGGTTTGTGTAGAGACACCAACGATAGGCTCTTATCGCCTGACCTTCCCGAATGGATTGCTCCATTCGCGGGTCATTTGAATAAGATCCTTGGGCCATTAACAACTAGATCACTCGATTACATTGAGCGTTCTATGCGTTTTGGGCCAGGTGCTTCTACCAAAGTGCGCGGGGTCGGTAGCGTCGCTAGCGACAAATACGATGAAGAAATTCATCTGACCGCGAACTTAATTCCTTTCAGCCGTTCCATTATGGGCGAAAATTGGTGGAAACACCAATCTAGCCCTCGTGAAGTGGTTGTTGGGAACAAGTTCACAACCGTTCCTAAGAGTGCAAAGACCGACCGCGGTATATGCGTCGAACCCACGCTGAATATGTTTCTTCAGCTTGGAATAGGCAAATATATACGTAATCGGTTAATGCACTTTAAGATCGATTTGTCAGACCAAACAAGGAACCAGGAGTTAGCTCAAAGGGCTTATAGCGAGAATCTCGCTACTATAGACCTTAGTGCTGCTTCTGACTCTCTTGCTTGGGGCCTAATCAACCGCTTTCTTCCCTTGAGCTGGGTGTCTCTATTCGAGACAGCTCGCTCACCCTACACTACTTTGCCTAACGGCGAAGTTGTAGAACTAGAGAAGATGTCTTCAATGGGAAACGGTTTTACTTTCGAGCTTGAAACACTTGTGTTTTTCGCCGTCTGTAAAACTTTTGTTCCCAGAGAGGAGTTGGAAGATGTGTCCGTCTATGGGGATGATATTATTATCCCTAAGGCGTACGCGGCCTCTGTCATCGATGCTTTGGAGTTTCTTGGATTCAAAGTGAACACCTCAAAGAGTTTCCTGGCTGGAAATTTCTTTGAGTCTTGTGGTACAGACTGGTTCAAAGGACATAATGTCCGCCCGTTCTATCTAAAAGGAGGTAGCGGAAACATTCCGTACGTCCTACAGATAGCTAATGCACTCCGGCTCTACAGCCGAAGGCGCATGGGCAACCAATACTGTGACGCTCGATTCCGAGCCTTATGGCTGGACCTCTATCATGCTATTCCGAGAAATTGGAAGAGATGTAAGGTCCCCATCGAGTTTGGTGACTCTGGAGTACTTGTCTCGCGACAAGAGTCCAGGGCCCTCCGAGCTCGTGACGGTATCGAAGGATACGCTGTTCTTCACATGGTTTCAAAACCGGTGAAGATACGGAAGCGGACTTATGGTCTACTTCTTAGTATCCTGGCAAGGCGGGTTAATCCTAG